CTCGCTACGGCATTGTCGCAAACCCATTCGCAGAAGGAACCTATCAGGGTCTTGGTGCTCTTAACCTTAACTCTAACCGCTACTACAGACGTGTTGCTGTTAAGAACCTAATGTAATATAAATATCTCGGTTCGAGATGGATCAAAGAGACTCCTTCGGGGGTCTCTTTTTTTGTCTAAATACTTAGAAAAGGTTGAATGGCTAGTATATACGATAATCAGATAAAGAATAGGAATTTTTTATCACCTACTGGGTTTAAGTTTGTTTTAAACCGAGCACGTAAAGTTTCGTTCTTAGGTAATGAAGCCAATATACCAGGATTGACTTTAGCAACTGCAGAGCAACCCACATATCTTGGTAGAGATATTCCTTATCCAGGTAATGAAGTTACTTTTGAAGATTTTAATTTACGTTTTCTTGTCGATGAAAACTTGGAAAATTATAATGAGATATCTCACTGGATAAGAGCTTTAGGATATGTAGAATCTTTAAAAGAGATACAAGACTTTCAAAATGCAAATGCAGATTTAGAACAACCTGATAAAACACAACTAAATCTTTATTCTGATGGAACTCTTCAAATTTTAACCAGTTCGGAGAATCCTAATTTTAAAATTATGTTTAAGAATATGTTTCCAACATCATTATCCACACTAAATTTTGATGCAACAGCTGAAGATATAAACTACTTTACAGCAGACGTTACTTTCAAGTATACTATATTTAATATTACTGATTTATCTGGCAACCCCTTATGAGCGTAACTCTTGAAACACTTCAAGAGATGTGGGAAAAAGATGCAAAAATAGATAGAGATAATCTACACGAAGAATCATTGAACGTCCCCTCTCTTCATGCAAAATACTTTGAACTTTATAATACCATTTTCTTACTAAGAAAAAAAGCAGAGCAACAAAGAAAGAATATAAGACATGAGAGGTATGAATACTTCTCAGGTAAGGCAGATCCCGATGTCTATATAGAGAACCCCTTTCCTAAAAAGATAAGGGATAAAGATACTATGCAAAAATATTTGGATGCGGATGAGAGATTGTCCAATAGTTCCCTAAAAATTGATTATTATGATACAATGTTAGTATACTTAGAAAGTATTCTTAAAGTGATACAAAACAGAACGTATCAAATTAAAAATGCTATTGAATTTATGAGATTTAATTCAGGATTAGGATAATGCAACCAAAAGTTATTGAACAAGTACCACTATCATTTCAAGTCGTAAATCCCATGAATTATGGGTGGTTTGTATCTAGATTACCTCAACAGCATATTGATTATTTGTGGAGAATAATTAATAAAAAGAAAGGTGAAAGTCATAAAGAACATTTGATAGGAAATATTAGTAGTAGCTATGTTCTTGAAGATGAAAATGATTATTTTTTCTTGAACGTATTAGATCCTCTTGCTAGACAATATCACGATAAAGCTGGGATGCAACATCCTATGAGACAATATCAGAGAGAACTATCTGATTACAGATTATCATTAGATAGTTTCTGGGTTAACTTCCAAAAGAAACATGAGTTTAATCCATATCATGATCATGGAGGAGTTTACTCATTTGTTATATGGTTGAGAATTCCATATGAACATGCAGAACAAAATAGTCTTCCTTTTTTAGATGGGGTTAAAGAACAAGATAGAAAAGCAGGAATGTTTGAATTTCAATATTATGATATCTTTGGGAGAGCCACTCATCATGGATATAGATTAGGAAAAGATGTTGAGGGAGTAATGTTGTTTTTCCCTGCAATGTTTAAACATACTGTATATCCATTTTATAATACCGATGAAACTCGTGTATCTGTCTCAGGTAATTTGTGGCTAAGACCTCCTGTACCAACACTTGACAATACTAAATAAATACCCATAGATGCATGGGTTAGGTGATTGACACGACAGCCAATGTAGTTATATCTAAGGCTAACGAAGTATTTTTAAAAATTGATTCAGAACCTCATATTGAATATGAGTTGAGAGACTACTTTACCTTTGAGGTAGAGGGTGCAAAGTTTATGCCTCAATATCGGAATAGGAATTGGAATGGAGAGATTCACCTATTTGATCTGAGGTCAAAGAAGATATATGTAGGATTGTTAGATAAGATTATTGCTTTTTGTGATAGACACGATTACACTTATAAGTTTGAAGATAATGATTACTATGGTGCTCCCTTTGAAATAAATGAGGGAATATCATATGGTGGTGTAAAAGATTATATGAAATCTATTTGCAGTCATCCACCAAGAAAATATCAAGTAGAGGGAGTATACGATGCCTTAAGACATAATAGAAAGCTATTGATATCACCCACTGCTTCAGGCAAATCGTTGATGATTTATTCTCTTGTAAGATATTACGTTGAGAAAGGGCAAAAAATCCTTTTAGTTGTTCCAACGACATCTCTCGTAGAACAGATGTATAAGGACTTTGTTGATTATGGTTGGGATGCTGAGTCATTTTGCCACAAAATATATGCAGGTAAAGAAAAAACAAATGAGTTTCCCGTAACGATTACTACGTGGCAATCTGTCTATAAACTAGAACGGTCATTCTTTGAAGATTATAATGTAGTGATAGGAGATGAAGCACACCTATTCAAGTCGAAGTCTTTAATATCTATAATGACAAAATTACATCATGCGAAGTATAGATTTGGATTTACAGGAACGCTCGATGGAACTCAAACTCATAAGTGGGTACTGGAAGGATTGTTTGGGCCATCATATAAGGTGACAAAAACTGAAGAGTTGATGAGACAAGGCCATCTCTCTCAGTTGGATATACAATGCATTGTTCTAAAACATGCAGAGAAAAAATTTGAAACATATCAAGATGAAATAGAATATCTTATTACTCATGAACAAAGAAATAATTTTATCAAAAACTTATCTCTTGATTTAAAAGGTAATACACTGGTGCTATTTTCTAGAGTCGAAGCACATGGACAGGTGCTTTATGATTTAATAAATAACAATAAGAAAGGTGAACGTAAAGTATTTTTTATTCATGGTGGTGTAGACACTAGCGAAAGAGAATTAGTTAGAGAAATTACTGAGGAAGAATCCAATGCGATCATCATCGCTAGCTACGGCACTTTTAGTACGGGGATTAACATTAAACGGTTGCACAATATCATCTTTGCCAGCCCCTCCAAATCAAGGATTAGGAATCTCCAGTCCATCGGCAGGGTCTTAAGGAAAGGAAAAGATAAAGTAAAAGCAACTTTATATGATATCTCTGATGACTGTACATATAAGTCAAAGAGAAACTATACCCTTAATCATCTTATTGAGAGAATCAAAATCTACAATGAAGAAAATTTCAACTATGAAATAATAACTATCCAACTAAGAAAATGATAGAAGAAGATTTTTATGCAACCGTAAAATTTAAATCAGGAGAAGAAATTTTTTGCAAAATAGCTTCTACCGAAGAAGAGGATGAAACTCTTTTATTAGTTTCTAATCCTGTTATTGTAAGTGAGGTAAAGGGAAGAGTAGGTATAGTGGGTTATAAATTAGAACCTTGGTTAAAGACCACTACAGAAGATATGTTTTTAATTAATATTAAAGATGTTCTTACGATGTCAGAATCAAATGACATTGAAATGATGACGATGCATCAACAATACATGAGAAAAAATACTGGAGATGGTAGTAGTAAATATAAATTAGATAGAAAATTAGGATATATTTCTAATATTAATGATGCTAAAGATAT